GGTAAGTCTTCATCAGTCATTTGAGTCTTTAAATAGTTTCCATACCTTAATTTATCTTTATTTTTAAGAGTAAAAATATTTTTATGTTTACTACCCATTTAATTTACCTCTTCGTTTTAGTGCAATACGGATGCGTTGCAGCTGTTCTGGTGTAAGTGTTCCGTTTGATTTACTTGTTGTCATATCAACTCCACTTCAATGGCGTACTGCACGCCGGACATGTAGCATGCAGTACCAAACAGGACAATTGCTAGCAATTGTAAGTACAATAATTTTCTCATACCGCACTCTCCGGATTCATTAACTTGTGCAAGTCAATGTGTTTTTTCTGCTCTGCTGTAGCATTTCTAACTACCCATTGTGGTGGATAATCTATTTTAGACGAGGCATGCATACTTGCTAATTTATCTTTATGTTTTTCTTTCGTTTGTATTGCACGAGTATAAGCTTGAAACACGTCTTCCATATAAGGTTTGTCTTGAGTAATAAATTGTTGATAAGATTCTGTAGCATACACCATATGATCACTACCTTGTTTATATTGGTCAGGCATACATAAAGGTAAATCTTTTAGTATCTCGTAGTTAGTTTGTTTATTGCGTGGAATATTTATTGGCAAGTCTTGTAGTTGGTGTATTACAAACTCTGTTTTGTGAGTCTTGGTATTAGTTTCATCGCCTACAAATCGCCATTTGTATTCTTCACAAAGTGTTAGTGCATGCATCCACACCCACCAATAGTTCAGTGCATCTTCTCTTACCCAAACAGACGAAGGATGATTTTCATATGCTTTTTTGTATAAAAGTTTAGCATCTGCGTTTGTATCACCGTCAAGCACACGATGTGCAGTTGATAACATTTGTGCAGATTCAACAATCATTTTTGGTACAAGTTTATCCGGCAATTCTAGTGCAGCCATTCTTGGATCGTCATTTACAGCAAATATATTCATAGTTGTACTCCTAGTAAGTTAAGTTTAAATATAGATTCTTTTGGTACAGCAAACCATGCCCATGGTTTTACAGTATGTCCTGTAGCTTTAGCATCAACTACAGGTCTTGTAGCATGGCTAAGCCAACGCCCTGTGCCATAGCCCCAAGGATTACCGTTCTGTCGCACATACCGAATGTTTCTTTCAAAAGCTTGATAAGGTACCTCAGGTATTTTTTGGCACCATGCATCGTTGTAGTAACGATCAACAATAAGATTGCCAGCACGTGGTGAAAAGCCAGTGACTTTACAACGAATGTAACCTTGTTGGTATTCAGCAACTAACCAGTCGCCTTCGTTAAATATTTGTTCGGCTTTTACGCCTTCAGGTAATTGTAAATAACTACTCTTAAGAGTGTGGAAAGTATTACCTGTTACTTGGTCTTCAACAGTGTCAGGGCCAAACAAAAAACCATTTCTTTGATAAGGTACATTGTTTTGTTCACACCACCTTGAAGTTTCATTGTTGTATCGGTGATAATTTTTGCTCATGATTTTCTCCTTCATAGTCATAAGTTTGTAGTAATCTTGCTAAATACCATTGGGCTTTTTGCAAGTCTTCTTTTTGGTTCTTGTATTCATAACGCCATATGTATTTTATGATGTTACCTTTCAAGTAGCCTTGGAATTGTCGAGTGGTCATAGAAGCTTGAATAGCTTGTATGCACTCAACTTCTCCAGTGTTGTAATGTGGGGGTTGATTTACATTGTCCATAATTACTCCTTAATTTAGTGTACAACAAGTAGCTTGGTATCTAGACTTAGGACATCGACGTACCTAGAACTTGTCAACTTTTAAAGTCGGTTGTATCAACTGCTTGTTGCACACGTTAATTCTTAGTTCGCAACAGTTAGCGTGGTCTCTGACCCGCTTAAAATCATAAGTATAAACTTAAAGTTTCGTTGAGTATATCAACGCTTATCTTGCATCGATTCTTAGGGATTCGTCTACAGCGTACCGGATTTGCCTGCACTAGGTCCCACGGATGGTTGTATCAACTAACTGTTACGATATTTCTTTTTCAAGAAATCACGGTTGGACTCTTCGTACGCTTGAAAAGTAGGATGAACTTCCATGCCATAGGCACGTCGCTCAGAGCAATTCTTCTTATACATACGAAGAGCAAATTCTTTATATTCCGTAGTGTTCGCAAAATGTTTCATACATTTCTCCAACTATTGGTATGTCTAATTCAAACATTGTATCAATAACTGCAGGTGTAGGTACAGTATCAGAGCTTGTATACATATTTTGCTTATCTGTAATAGCCCTACTTTTTAAATAGTCTTTAAACTGTTCATGAAATAAAAGAGAAACAACCTCGTCTTTATCTGCTTCATCTTCAAGAATACAAGCAAGTATTTGTGATTTAATAGAAGCTACACTGATGTAATCAAAATAGTTGTTCATAGCTGATTCAAGCCATGTACCATGCCATTCTTCCCATTCTAATGCTTTTTCTTTTAATCTCATTTGTTTTCTTTTTTTGACTTTTTCTCGATGGCTATTGTTATTGCTCAACATTACAAACCTTGATCATCTGAGTATTGATTGTGCTTACGCCAATCTGGTTGTTGTGTTTCCCATTTTAACTTTGGCACAGCAAAGTTAAAGCCAAGTGCTTTTTTGTTTACAGACTCAAGCTTTAGTTTCTCATGTACCATAGTCTTACGCATAAGAAATAATACAAGAGAAGCAGTAAGACCGCCAACCATAGCAGCAGTCATACCACTGTAAGTACCATAAAAAGCAACCATAAGTGTTGCAGTAATCAGTACATCAGCAAAGATGTCATGTCCAATAGTCTTACGACCACCAGCTTTAAGCGCTAGCAAAAGCAGACCTAGCGCGCTGAATATTCCGATAGTTAGCATTGTTGCGTTGCCTCCACATAATATAGGCCATGTAGCCAAATTGGATTAGTTCGATAAGTATCCACAAAGCTGTGGTAATACTTGATAATATACTAGGCATAGTTAAACCTCATTGATAAATACATCATGCTAGCTAGTAGTAAAGCTAGTAGCATGAAAGTTAGAATATGTTGTAATACGATAGCAACTGCAAGTGTGCCAAGAAGTATTAGAACTCCGTTTTTTACATACTTTTGTATGTGTTTAATTGACTTCGATAATTTCACCGTAAGGCGCCTCCGTAGCTGAGTTAGTTATCCAAACAACTGGAAAGTGTGGTTCGCTCCCAAAGTCGTTTGACTCCAAGTCTGTAAGATAAATAAGGCAAGAGACACTTGGATATTTCTCTGCCATTTCTGCAACAGCTGGCCCAAACCTTGTACCGCCACGCCCTTGCATTGTAACTTTCAAAGGCATTGACTCTCTTGTAAATGTTTGTTCATCAGTCACATCTGTATCTGCTTGCATAAAACGAACATTTTCTACATTAGCGTCAACCAACATAGAAGATATCTCACCCAAATCTTGATTGAGTTCTTCATCAGTACGAGAACCAGAAGTGTCAACGATGACACCAATCTCTTCGATACATGGTGAATACAAACTAGGCAGATACAAACCATTAGCAACAAACCTACGATTAGGTTTTTGCCAACTGTAATCTGATTTGTTGTTACTCTTCAAGAATCTTGCAAGCTTTTGTTTCCAATTGACTTGTGGTGACACAATGTCATCGACAAGCTTAGACAAACTACCAGGTAGCTTGCCTTGTGCTTTAGCTGACTCAGCTGCTTGTTGTACTGCAACTCGCATGTCTGCCTCGTGTTTACTTTGTGCACCACTGTCTCCCAAAGATGGATTAGGTTGAACACAAGTACCGTCAAAGGCAGATAAATTGGCTCCAGACAATGCTTCTGCACCGCCATTCTTTTGCAGAGTGGTGTAAATCTCATCAGCAGTCATGTCACGATACTTTTCATCAAGTAGTCCACCTTCAGGCAATATCATGCCGGCATCAGTGACGACTAGGTTGATTACATAGTCACCAGCGACATTCCAAAGAAATGGGTCACGCTCATTGAGACGAAGCACATGCATGTAAACACAATGCATAACTTCGTGAGCCAGCAAACCAACTCTTTGCTCAGCTGTACACTTGAGAAAGAAAGTGGGATTGATTAGTAGCTTTTCGCCGTTCGTTCCTGCCGTTGGAATATCTTCGGTAAACTCTGCTCCCAATCGAAGGCAGAGCGTACCGAAGAATGGTTGTTTCAACAACAACGATGATCGAGCTCGGGTAAAAGCTGTTTTAATATCTTCCATTAGTCATCATCTCCTAATAATGTTGAACCAAGAATCACAGCGTTGAAATCGCCAGCGTGTTGCTCGACAAAACCTTTGTCTTGCTGTGCTTTTGCTTTACGCACGTTTTTCTTGTGAATAGTTACCATTTTTTCTGGGTCAACTTTTTGCACCATAGCTGCCAAAGCACCACCTGGCCACGCTTTCAGTGCTTGATTAAGCGTTTGAAAACGAAGCAACATCTTAGCAAACTTAGCAATCTCATTTTGTTTTAGAATGTCATACATATGTCTTTCCTTAGATATCTCAAGAGCTTTGAGTACCGCTTCGTCTTGAGGTGCTTTGTAAAGATTAAATGCTAGTTGACTTCGATAAGAATTACCTTTTAGAAATGGTTGTTCTACTGAAAGAGGCATGTTTGCAGTATGAATCTCTGGTGTTTCAGTATTGCACTCATACTCTTTAACCCAGTTTTGCAATTCCCAAGGTAAGTCCTTTTCAGGATCCGTAAGATCTTTTGAGTCATAACACTTGGTTTCAAACTGAACATTCAACGCACTATCGTTCATAAAGAATGAATTGTCATCATCATCGTCAAGATCAAAGAACTCTACATCATCAAGCTTTGCTGCTTCTTTGATTCTGTCAATAATAGGTTTGACATGGTTGTCATAAATAGCATCGCCAAGAGAAGCAGGGTACTCTGGTTTTGGTTTAGTGTTCTCATAGCTTTTCTCATACTCTTTGCAGAGATCAGCAGTGAGTTTGTTTGACATACGAACTGTAGCCATAATTTTCTCCGTTGTTACAATACAACATCTGCGTTCACACGAACCCAGTCTTGTATTGTAGGTTGTTGAAATAACGCTTTGTCAATTGCAAGTATGCTTTTGACCAAAACGACCTGAAACTCAGTAGGTATCTTTTTACCAAGTTTCATAATGTTTTCTAGTTTGGATGGTTCCGCTCTAGAAGCCACTGCACCTGTAAGTGCATACAATACCGCAGGGTCTTCCGATGGCATGTATGAACTAGGATTAGCAATCAAGTTGTCAATATCTGGCAACTTGTCTGCAATTTTTGCAAACGCAAGAAATTCTCCAGCAGGGCCTGTGCCAACAGCACCAGCAATACCAAAGAATAATCTTGAATCATCCATGTTTTTCGTTAGTCGCAAACGCTTGTCGACGAATGACCAGCTTCGAGGAGTAGGAAAAGCATACTCATCAGCTTTGAAACTGTACAAAAGGTTAGGACGGTAACGCATGAAAGAAACCAAAGTAGTATTGACTTCATTCTTTAGCGCCCACTCGCACCAAGCATCCAAGCTAGGTTCGAGTTCGTAATGCATCAGTCTGTTTCTTACAGGTGAGGGCATTTGGTAGACTGAGGCACCGTCTGTTAGACGATTACC